AAGCCGCAGGGATGCCTTGGCCGAATCGCTGGAAGGGCTGCAAGAGCGCGTAACGGCCATCCAAAGCACGATTCGACTCATGCAGTTCGGCGTGAGTGCCAAGCAGCAGATTCAAACGCTCGTGAACGCCTACGGCACGATCACCGCCGAAGTGCTCGAACAAGCTATTGGCGATAACGCGTGGGAACTGAATGACGTTGAGAGCAAACTGCGCGACTCCCGTGCATGGGACGACTATCGGCGCGATAATGCCAAGTACATCGAAGCGGTCAACGCTCTTTCACCGCAAGCAAAAGCACTGATCAAAGAGCACGGCCGGAAAAAGGCAATCGAGCTTGCACGCGAAGCTGTTTCGACGGTCGACAGGCTCGGAACGAAAATGTCGTTGCTGGATAGTCAAATCGATGACATCGAACGTTCGTTGAAAAAGGCGCTCCCCGATGCTGTCGAAACGCCGACCGAAGACGAACAAGATTTGCGCACACTCGAACGCGTCTATCAGCATCACCTAGAGCATGCGAATAAATTCGAGAACGGCACGTGCGAGACGTGCGGTCAGCCAGTCAAGATTAAAGACCCGGCAATTATCAAAAAGAAACTGAAAGCGGTGCGCGAAAAGATCGAACAGCACGAGGACGCCAAGCATTACCAGGAAATCTTACTGCGTCGGCGCGAGTTGAAGACGAAACGCAAAACGCTGACGCTAGAATACAACGAAATGGTGGACGAGCGTGATCAAGCGCTGCCGCTGGCAAAGCTGTATAAACAGATTCGAGATTTGCCTCGTAAGCCCCAGGAGTTCACCGGCAAAAAGCTGCAAACCGAAGTGCTCGAAAAGATGAAGATCGAAATCTTGGAGCGCAAAGAATTGCTCAAGTTCGTTGCGCCTCACGTAGAAACGATAGTTGAATACTTGGCACTGACGCCTGAGCAGATTCAGTCGGCGAAAAACATGGACGAACTCGCTGATAAGATGACGCGCGTTCAGGGCAAATACACGCAAACGCTGACTAAGCTGGAAATTGACGAGACGATTCGCGATCAATTGGACGAAATGCGTGCTCGACTCCGACAGATGAAAAAGGAATTGCGTGACGAACCTTACGTGAAAATGCTTGTTCAGGGTTATTCCGACAAGAACATCAAGAAGCTGGCCGTAGACGCGATTAGCGAGCGCTTGATGACGCTCGTCAATTCCTACGCGGCACGAATCTATCAGGAGAATTTGCAGTTCGAATTCATATGGGATTCAGACGTGCAACTGCTCGTGCATAGACAAGCACCGGGCAAAAAACCAAATACGACCGACGTACGCAAGCTATCCGGCGCAGAATCATTATTCTTCACGCTAATCCTCGTGTGTGCGCTGCTCAACTTCGTGCCCTCGAATAAACGTTGCAATGTAATGATTCTCGACGAGCCCACCGCGCACTTGTCGCCGGAGAATATCGAAATCCTGCAAGATATTCTTAAGATGCTGAACGCGATAGTTCCATCGATCATCGTTATCACGCCGCACTCAGAAGAGATTTATGAAGGGGCGCGAGCTTACACTATTGTCAAACGTAACGGCGTTTCGGTAGTGAAAAAAGGCATGCCTCATGAGATTGTTGATTGAGGGATGTCGTAGATTTATTGATTACACTTGAGGTTACAATGATTGTAGACGCATTCGGGATATATGACGCTTCGCCTATTCAAGTATCGCACGGACTATGGCGACTTCGTATGAGTCACACGGTGCTTGGGGGCCAACCAAAACCAATTCAGTATGACGTAGATGGTCTAACTCTCGAACAGCCTATTTGGCCGGTTGTTGTTGACAAAGTAAAGAATATATCGCGACTGCAAAACGCACGAGAACGCTGCGTGCTTTTTGTGTGCGATGGTTTGGCTGCGCTGAACTTTACCAACATGAACAAAGACTTGTGGGTAGAAAACCGCATCGGGCATTTGGATGAATGTCTTGCTGGGGCGCTAGTCCGCAGCGGCACCCGCGACACCTCACATTCGTGGGAGCTTACGGTCTGCGAACCCGCAATTGCGGATTATGTACGCGCAGCAGTCAAGCCGTCCTTCCTAAATCGCATTCAGGCGCTTTTCCACAAGATCACCCCGTACGCGAAAAGCAAAGAAACACGCACATTGTGCATCGCCTATCTGGCGGGCGGTATCGGTATCGCGGCACTGCGCCGATATCTGAAAACGTCGCTGAAATTCGCCGATCTTTTGGTGCTTATGGATAGCGCGGCGGCACTCAATTTGCGCGCGGCAGTCGCAGCGCTCAAGAGCAAACCGCTCGAAGCCGTCGCTCAAGAATTCGGCGTAGAGACGTTCGAACTGCTTTATATCGTCAAATCGTACCAACAACACCATGTGCCAGTAGCGTAATTTGATAGGGCAACCCCCTACTAGGAGCATGGAGTATGCCCACTTACACGCGTCTGTACTTAGTTCCGCAAAACGGCGTTCAGCAGGTAATCGATGTTGATAGCACCGATCTTGTTCTGTCGAATGGGCAGTTTGTGCCGGTTCAGACTGCACCGTCGATTACCTTAATTGGCGCGACTTACAATTCTACGTTCACGCCGTTCGGTTATTCGCCTGCACCGAATTCTGCTTTATCGCAAACGCAACAGGACGAAATTCGCGTTTGCTGGCGCGAGCCGGTCGGAACGGATAACTTCCCGAATCAAAACGTGATCATTCAACCCGATCCATCGGGCGGTGTCTGTCAATGCGGAATAACGTGTAATGGTACAGACCTTAGCTATGTAACGGTTAAGGTTGTAACAACCTAAAGGAAATCAAATGGCTAACCTGAATAAAGGAAGCGCAACAAGCAAGATTCAATTCGGCTTGCCGCTGACGCAACCTTCAAAACAAACGATCTTGCCGATCATCACAGCGGCGGCGCGCGTCGTAGGATTTTTTCCTATCGCAGAAACCACGTTCACCGGAACTGAAACGACTTTTGCGCTGCCTGATGGTTCGGTGCCAATCACAACCGTGACGCTGCCGCCGAAAAACACGTCGAATATTTTCGATGAAGGCCGCGTACAGCAATATATGGCCGCGCATTGGCCCGAAGGTCCAGGCACGCTATCAACGGCGCTTGTAACGACTCCGGCTTACACGGACCTAAAACCGTGGCTTGGCTACAAAGAACTCGTGACAGGCGATATTCCGAACGGGCTTGGTTACTACTCGTGGTGGAGCATGCCCGAAGTGCATTGGCTCAATCACTTCGGCCGAGGCGTGTTCCTCGAATCGCTCGTGTTCAACATGGATAAATATCCGTACACAGCGCCGCCTTCACCCTCGAATCCAACCGTGACGACACCTCAAACACTTCGTTGGGCATGCACCGCCGATCTGACTTCGTTCCAACAAGATTGCGCTTTTTTTGATTTTTCGTGGACGACTTTATTTCAGACACAATTCCCACCTGACACAACACAGGAAGGTGCTGGACTTGTACCGCTGTCGATTGCGACGACAAGCAACCCAGCGGGCGGATTTTTCAAAGCGTCCGTCGTGCAAAGTCAGGGCCAAGGCATTATCGGGGGCGGCGGTGTCGTGTTTAATACCGTTCGCATTCTCCGGCTGCAAGACCCGACAGCAGGAACCTACACCTTTGACTTCACTATCAGTGCGAGTCAGAACGGTCAAGTGCAACAGGTGCCCGTCGTACTAAATCTCACCGTCGTCTAAGACCTACAGTAAATAAAGAGTACGGACAACCCTTCCCGTAATCCACTATGCATATCAAGCAAATTGACGCTGATCTTTTGCAGGACGCTATTCGTATCGCATTGCGGTTAAGTCCGCCGATCAGCGGCAACCTAACCATAGAAGCGAAAGACGGACGACTGTATCTACACAGCGCAGCCGAATTAAGTCGCTGCTCGATCATGGTCCCGTGCGACCTTGGCGACAGTGAGGACGTTCTTTTCGCGTTGCCTGTCGACGCTTTGCGTGACGCAACGAAAGGACGTAAAGAGTTGAGCATGACGCTCGACGATACGCTGCTCAACATAAAAGGCGGCAAGTATCTCGTCAAGATCACCGTGCAAGATGCTATCGAGCAAGACGACGCAGGCGTGGGCAAGGACGCGCAAGTATGGAAAATGTCGGCCGAGCAAATGATCTGGCTCAAAGGTGCGGTTGCAAATATCGCGCTCAAGCCGACGCAGAACCTCACGACGTTCATGCCGGTTATGGTGAAGTTCACCGACAAGTCGGCGTTCGTTTCGTGCGTGGACGAAAATCACATGATGTTCACCACGACCAAGACGATCAACGGCGATTTGGATATTTCTCTACCGCTCGAAACGATCACGGCTGTCTTGGACGTGTTCAACAAAATCGACTGCGAAATTCGCGTGACGAATTCAGCGCTGTACGTCAGCAATAAATTCGTCGACGTGGTGCTCGCGCTCCCCGACTCACGTGACGCAATCGACAGCAGCATCGTACGCGATAAAGCGCGCGAGGCGCTGCGGTTCGAAGGCACTGTCGTCGAACTCGACAAGAAAGAAGTCACCGACTTTCTTGCGAATGCGAAATCGGTCAGCGACAAATCCCGGCCGGAATTGCAGGTGCGTGTCGAAAAAGGCTCGGTTCTGCTCACCGTGCAAACCACGATAGGCACGGCGAAGACAAAGCTTGCGGCCACGACAACGGCGGATATCGATTTCCGCATCGATCTGGAATACTTCGAAGAGGCGATCAAGAAAGGCAAAGAAGTCAAATTCAAATACGCCGACTCTTTCATCATCGTGTACTGCACCGATGCGTACTCGCTGATTTCGCTCAATCAAGAGGTGTAACGTGAAGTGGATCAAACTTGATACAGGAAAGTATCCACCGGAGCACGTGGATATTCTCGTATGCATGTCACTGGCTAAGTCGCCGAATCAGCACGTCATGTTGGGACGCAATGTGTACGGCGTTTTCGCCGTTTACGATGCGAACGATGACCGTTACCGTGAATATTCGGACCCGCCCGAATATGCATGGAACTGGATCACCCACTACTGCGTTATCGACAAACCGAGTGACAATAATGCATAACCTGATCGACATGGACCCGCATCTGTTCTATGAACTCGATGCGGGTTACGCACTTCTGAAACAGCGAATTGTGGCGCGCTCCGAAGTCACGCTAGGCGAGGCGATTCCAGTCTCGTGTATGTTCGACGTGAATTGGCTTTTGCTTGGCACACAGCGTATCGGCTATTTCTTCCGATCGCAGTTCAAGGTAATGAGTGGCGGCGGCTATCTCGTGACGTTCATGGAGTCAAAGCGAGGCACGGCGACGGCGGCTGAAACGCTGCTCAAGATCAAAGATGAGCTTGTCCTTTTCCACTTCCCCAATCGTGGCACACTCGCTATTTCGCCAGTCATCGGCGAAGAGTTGAAACACATTTTCGAAGAACAGTGAGGCGCACATGGCAAGAGATTTAGACGATTTGATCGAAGCTGTGCGCAACGATCCTGAATACATCAAGTTCAAGAAAATCGTGCGCACAACGCGCGACAAACTAAACCTAGATTCAGACCGCGACGAAGCGATGACGTTACTGGCCGGTCGCACCTCGCGCACGATCTACGGCAAGCGTCAGTTCAGCGGCAAGGCATTGCTTGAAGCCATGTCTAACGATATGCAGGCGCGCACCCGGCTCGTGGAGTTACGCATCCGCGCAAAGGTGCATTTGGATACGCTCGTCGATGCGTGTCAGGCACTCAAGGATCACGTGCTCACCGAGTACGCAGAGGACATGCGTATTTTCAACAATGCAGAGGCACGCAATGCATTCGTATCACGCGTTCAAGGCACGGCTAAACGAACCGTCACCGAGACGACAGCGCTAATCGAAATGCTCGACAGCATCACTGTCGATATCGATAAGGCATCGTTCCACCTGAGCCGCATGACGGAAATCATTCTACTAATCGACAGTTCAAAAGGATCGAGAAATGTATAAACAGGAAGCCCTAATTGATGCCGTAAGCAAGGTCGTTCACGAAGTGCTAGCGCACGCGAATAATCCGATACACAACGACGAAGTAGTCATTCCGTTGTTTGTGGACACGCAGCAAGGCATCGAGTTGATTCACAGCATTGGGGCGCAGTTGCGCGGCCACGGCGAACATGTGTGGATCGCGGCGAACCGACAAACTCTTATTCACAAACAGGTGCGTGTGTATGTAGACGCCAACGGCATCACAAATCCGATTTCGGTACGCGGCGACACTGCACTTATGTGCATCATCGATAGGCATACGAATCTGTCACGCTACGGACAGGGCGTGCTTGCTGGAACACTGAGTAATTCGCTCATGCTCGCGCGATTGGCCGGTTATCAAGGCCATGTCATCGCGCTACGAGTCGAAGATGCGGACGACGAGCACGAAGGGGACTAATCATGTTGAACGAGTTTTTCGAGCATTTTCAAGCGCTAGCCGATACATGTGTTAAACACTGTTGGAAATTTAGCGAATATGAAACCAAGTTCGGAAATCGTCAAGAAATTGCGTTCATAGGTTCCGCGATGGTGCTTATAGAACTGCCGAATGGTGAACTCGAATTCATCACCACACAGACGCAAGAGGTGCGCATCTATAAGCATGGTTCCTACATGCTGTCGATTTTCGCTGACTACGCGCTGTCGCGAAAACTGCCGGACGATCTGCAAGCGATTGAAATTCGAGTCTATGGGAATGGCTTTCAGCCCTTCGTTGGCGTGAATAACGTCAAAGTTGAAGCGATCAATGCATCTGGTACGGTCGCAAGACAGTCGATGTTCGGGGATATGAGAGAGCACGTTATGACACATATCGATCGTGTTCGACTCTCAAAAAAGGAAGCTTAAATGGAAACGGTAATCTTGGGCGGTCCGTCGCTTGCGCTCACGTCGGGCAACAACAAACGCTACTACACAGTTATCAACGCCGAAACGACACGCAGCCTAGCAGCCATTGAAATAGACGTAGCGGCAAAGCGTCGTTCTCTGATCATTCACGAACCATCAAGTAACGAAGACAGTGTAGCGGCGATCCTGCATTTGATCATGACGGTTCTGCAAAACAAGTTCGTGCCCGTCACTGCTTCCGATTCAAACGGCATTCTTTTTGCCTACATGCTCAACGGTACGATGGAGTCGAAGGACCCTACTATCGTAAAAGCTTGGACAAGTCTGACATTCGAGCTTGAGTTAGTAAGCGAGGATGGCGATCTAGCGAACCGTGTTCGCTTTTCAGGAACGAATATCCAGGGTGTCAAAAATATCGCCAAAGCCTCGTCTGTCACGTTCACCATTTCGGCCAAGTAAATAGATAGGTCTACAGGTGAACTCTAAGCATGAAGCCAATTATCATCCATGCGCGCGAAGCATTGTACTTTCGTCGCGATCAACTCCCCAAAGAGCTACTACGCGATCTGATCGAGAAATACACGTTCAAGTTCTATGAGGAAAAAGCCTGCGCGCAGTGTGAGTTTCTGAACGAGCGGCATTCGGAAATCTGCGACGACTGCGGGGCGTATAAGGGCGGGGCCGAGCTTGCGACGAAGGTCGAAATCAATGGGAAGAAATTTCTAAAGACGCCTATGGGTGATCGCGCCGGATTGATTTCGATGCTCAACGACAACGGAATCGAATACGTCGTCAAACGGCATTTCCCTGATCTGCCGATGTCGCGGCAGATCAAGTTCATCGGCACGCTCGAAGACTTTCAAGAGAGCGCGGTGCGCGACATCATTCGACGCAAGCGGGGCGTGCTCAAATCCCCGCCCCGTACCGGTAAAACGGTCATGATCACGGCGGCGATCTGTCGGCTCGGCAAAAAGGCGATCATCCTCGCGTCACAGCGTGAATGGTTGCTTGGATTTCAAGAGACGTTCATCGGATCAGATACACAGGACCCGCTGACCGACTGCAAGAAATCACAGATCGGTTTCGCGAAAACACTGGCCGACTTTGAACGGCTCGACGTGTGTCTTGTAACGCCACAGACCTTTCTGAACAAACCGGAATTGCTCGCGGCGATCCGCGATGCTGCAACCGTTGTTGCGGTCGACGAGGTGCATACAGGAGCCGCGCCGAAGTACGCACAGGTGATTTCAGGACTGAACAGCGAATTCATGTGGGGCGCATCCGGCACGCCGAGCCGCAAGGATGGCCGATTCATCCTCATGCGTAATTTGCTGGGACCGAATATTGTCGAAATTAAGAAGCGCCGCCTACGGCCCGAAATTCGCCTCGTACGTACGCAGTTTAAAGCGAACTACAAAGGCAATGTGCCGTGGGTCAACATGGTGCGCGCACTCGAAAAAGACCCCAAGCGATTGAACCTGATCGCGAAATGGGCGTTGAAAGACGTGTCGCGTGGGCACATGGTGCTCATTCCGCTGGCACAAGTCACGCCGATTAAAGCGCTGACTGAGGCAATCAATCGTATGGCCGGTAAAACAATCGCGCAAGCGTTTACCGGTCAACTGAAAAAGAAAGAACGTGATCTGTGCATACAGAACGCACGTCAATACAAAATCAAAGTGCTCGTCGGCACGACCAAGCTGCTTTCGGTCGGCACAAACATACCGCGTGCGTCTGCGCTTTACGACGTAACCATGTCATCGAATATGGAGAACTGTGAGCAGCGCAACTCACGGATTCTAACGCCGTGGAAAGATAAGCCGCAACCGTTGCTTCGCATTTTCCTCGACGATACGAACGTGCGACGTAATTGTTTGGCAAGCGAGTACTACCAGTGCATTAAACCAATGTTCAAACCGATTATCAGTCAAGTGGATGAAATCGCTTTGAAAGAGTACCTGAAAAAGAAAAGCAACAATGAACAACCCTTCGAATGGTGATCACAATGAGCATGACTTACTCACAAGTACAAACTCTGCGTAGCCGTTTTCTCACGCACGCCGCAGAATCCGCGCAGTACGCTTCATGGAGCAACGATTTCGCCCGTACAAACGTGGCCGAATTCATCGCTATGGAGCGCAAGCTGTGTCGATTCGATCCCCATGCACTGACGCTCGATCAGTTGAAAGAACTCGGCTTCGGGCATTGGGACGATGATCTGTTGCTGATCCCGCTGTGGCTGCATCCGTTCTTGGAAGCAGGCATCGTACTAAAGGATATTGGCGGCGGATATGTGACCGTGACCTACGACGAAAACGGTAAATGCAGTATCGATAATGACCATCGTTTCGGGATGCTGGCTTATGGAATCTCTGCCAAAAATGCACGTGGGCACGCTACACCGAGCACCGTCGATCAACACGAGGCGGTACTATCTCCAAATTCTGGAAGTGCGGACTGACGATCACGAATGTCTCGCCTATATGCTGTACCCACGACTCGGTAAGCTAATCGTTTTTGATGTCATGCCGGGAGAACGTCTCACTGTCAAATACCTAAGACGTACGCGACGTGGGAAGCTGCATCACACGGAAATTTTCTATACTTACGAGCCTCGTGATTATGCAACGATTTACCTGCGTCATCACTTGGCTAAGGGTCTAGTAAATAATCTCGTTGCCCCTACGGAGAAGTCACCATGAGGGAAATTCGAGGCGGCGCACGTAAGCCCTATGCGTCGAAATCCACCCCGCCGAAATACGATCCCACCGATGAATATGAGCCGCCGAAAGAGCGGCCCAAAGCGCCGCAATCGAACGGCGATCTACCCAAAACCATCAACGTCAAGCAGACCACGCTGATCCGTTCTATCGTACCCGGATCAGTGTGGCGACAGCGCCCGTTTAAATGGGAGCCTCAGCCTTTCGCGCCGGAGTCTGAACGTCTGAAAGACACCATCAAGGACGAGACACTACAGAACCGTAGCCTGCGTCTGTTCACCGACGACCCAACGCTGCCGATGATCTACTGCGTCGCCGGGACGCCTGACGATTCGAAGGCGAAATACTTCGCGGCCTACTTGGTTTCGCTTCATTTGGAGAAGCTGAAATCGAAAGCACGCGTCGTTTGGCAATCGCTCTACGGCGGATTCGATAATCCGCTGTTCAAAGATTACGGTTACTACAGTGAAGACGATCCGACATTGATCGTAATGAGCAACCTATCACCCACCGCGACGGGGACCAAACTCGACAAGTGTCGGGACAATCTCGAACGTTTCGCCAACATTCCACGAATCGTGGTCGTCGCCGGAGAGGACCCATTTTCGTTTATGGCAACACGGCTATATGCGCCGATCAATGCGCTCGCGTATTTCAGCGAAGCACTCATGAAAAAACGCGTTGAAGTTTTTTGAATAACAAGCAAAGCGTGGGACATAGTTTATGAAACTGGCGTCGCCAAAGGCGGAATTGGCTGTATTGCGCGGCTTATGTCATAGGGAAAAGAAAATTGCAGGAGCCATTCTTTCACAGATCGATGACACTTATTTCCACTTTCCAGAAAGCAAAGAGTTGTTCAGCGCGATCCGCGCGCACATGGCGGAAACAGGCAGCACTCCAACCTACCGTCTGCTTTTAGAAGACCCAGCGCTATCGGAAGATGCGCGCCAGTATTTCAGAGAATCGAGCGCAACCGTTTCGACCATTGAGGACGGTCAGAAAGCTGCGAGCATTCTGAACAAATATCGTCAAGCCCGAGGAATGTTCAACGTTGCTGCGATGATCAACGATCGCATGCAAGCCTCGAAGGTCGACATTGATTCGTTGATGGAAGAAGCGGCGACCGGCATCAATATTGCCCGCTCGCGCAAGAGTACCGAAGATTCGTTTCTGCATTACGGCCTAAACAACAATGCGACGGCCGAGGTTGACGACCTACTGTACGGCGATCATACCGACTCGATTATTCCCACTGGCATACCCGAGTTCGACGACGTAGCAGGCGGGTTTGGGCGCGGCTCTGTGGTCCTCATGGGTGCGCCGTCCGGCTGCGGTAAGTCTCTTGTGGCCGGAGCCGTAGCGACTAATATGGCCGAACTCGGCTACAAGGTGACGCTTGTTCCTCTCGAAATGAGCAAGCGCGAAATGAATGCGCGTATCATCGCGAAGGTCACACGCACTAACCTGACGAAACTACTGCTGCAAAAGCTGGCGACTGGGGAGCGCGATCTAGTGCGCAAGCGATACCTCAAATGGGCCAAGAAAGTCAAAGCCAAGCGCGGCCGGTTGACGATCTTCAAGCCCAAAGAGGATATGACGATCGAAGAACTGATCGCGGCGCTGTCGGCCTACGATTGCGACGTGAAAATCATCGATTACATTTCGCTGCTCAAGGGTACGGACGGCGATGATATGTGGCGCAAATTGAGCGCCGTCGCTCGGTACTGTAAAATCCACGCAGAGGCCGAAGATTGCGTCGTCATCCTGCTCGTGCAAGTGGACGAGGACGGTAAGGTGCGCTACTCGCGCGGTGTCGCAGAGCACGCGAATAACGCGCTGCTGTGGTGGAACAAAGCGGAAATCAAAGAGAGCGGCATCATGCGCGTTGAGCAAATCAAATCGCGTAACTCGCTGGCTTTCCCGTTCACGCTTCGTCAGCTACAGGAATTCATGGATATTGAAAGTGCGCCGGACTCGGAAGCGCTCGGCCCGGTCGACGGCGGTGGATCAGCGAAGGCAGTACCAAATTTGGCGGAAGCCTAACGACGAACCGGCCCTTTGCGGCCGGTTTTTCGTTTCAATTGCTTTTCTGCGGCGTGTCTTCCTGCATCGAAGTGTATCCGGTACAAGAAACCAGCCATGTTGGGTCGTAATTTACGGGGAACATGAACCATCCCATGCGAATACCGTGCGCGACACCCTCCACGGTCATTTGATCGGAAAACTGAACTGATCGAAATCCTTGCATGAATGCGGCCATCGCGATTACTTGATTATGGCTATCCTGTGTATCAGGATGCTCGCATTTAGAATGTGCGTCGCCCGGAACGTTACGGCGATACTGACACGTGTAGCAGTTAGCTTTGGTCATGCACGGCCCCCTAGAAGTGGCGAGACAAAAAGAACCCGAGGAAAACGCCGCCGAACCACCCGAGGCAGATCGTCGCGGCAAGTAAAAGCATTGCGCGCTTGCGCTGTTTGCGATTCATCATGGCGCACCGAACTCGCGTTCGTATTCGACAACGGCAGTACGCACGCCCCTGTCGAACTCGCGTTCATGTTTGTGACGATTGAAAGCACCGTCAGCGAGCGCGTATAGCTCCTGTACGAGATTCGAATCATACTCGTGATGCCCGCATCCGGGCGGATACAACACGCGCCGTGCGAACTCGTATCCGCGTGCGTAGGCACTTCGGCGTCGTGCTCGATGCTCAATCCACAAGAAAGCTACCTGAGCTACCAACGCACCGACCGCGAGCACCAATAGCCCGAGCAGGATCGCAAGCGGCACGGACACTGCGAGCGGCACATGATGAATCCGATACCACCCGTAGGTTTGGGCAGCGACGAAAAGCGCGAAGTTGAACAGCGCTAGACGACTGCGAAAAATTCCGCAGAGGGCAATCCAAAAAGATTTCATGGTTCCTCGACTATTCGGCAAACCCACCGACGATGACGGTTTTGCGTAACGGCCATGATTTTACCCTATCCAGTAGACGTGTCGAACGGCGTTTTCGTACTCACGCGTTTTCATGTTGCGTTTCAGCCGCGTATCCTCGTACGTGCGAATCGGCACGCGTGCGCCTTTCTTTTCCAGGTCTTCGCTCACGAGTGACGACACGATGCGCATGGCTTCGGAGCGTGACAGCTTCAACCAGCTAGAGCCGCCTTTCGTGAAGACGTAATCTTCTCGACCCTCGATCGGCAGATCGACGCGGATATGCAGGTTGAACGTTGCGCCGTTCGGCGCGTTGCGAATCAGCTTTTTAGCTTCTTCGGTCTTGAGGATGTGTCGTTGTTCGTTTTCCATTGCTCTTCCGAAATCAAGCGATCAAGCCGAAATACTTCATGGAACTGTCGTCAATGTCGCCGAGAAGAATGCCGTCGACGATACCTTCGACCATACCGTCCGCCAAAAATCGAATGTGAGAGGTGAGAGCTTGCACGCCGGAATCGAGAAGCATGCCCCACAGTTCCGTACCAAAATCATCCATCATTCTTCCCCGAGAAGTTCACGTTCAACCATGTCGAAATACGCGTCATCGGTTCCAGCGATGAGGTGCATCGCGACAAGTCTCGCTTCGACTTCACATCTGTTGCTTTTTGGCAGACCATTTCGCGATGTATTCGCGCGTACCGATACAGCCAACGGCGAAGGGGCCAATCGGGCCTTGGATCGTCACGGATTCGATAATCCAGCGCCCCTCTTTCGCAAGGGTGTCCTCTTCGTATTGGATGTCCAGGACTTCCAGACCCATCGATTGCGCCTTGCGAATCATTGCCAGCGTTTCGTCCTGGTAACTCGAAGTTTGTGCGACACACATGATTTTGTCCTCAAGATTCATCACAGAAACGATTCTACAGATCGCTGCACAAAACGTCAACAAGAAAATAACAAAAACCCGGCGATCGCCGGGTTCGGTCTGTTTTACGAAACTCATTCGTTGCCGCAGTAGGTACAGATATAGTTTAGATGCCGGGGACTCCCGCACGTCTTGCAATCGACGATCGGCGGCTTCCAGCGTTCCTCGACCTCGCGCATGCGCTTTTGATACTCGCGCCCGCCTTGCGCAATGCGTCGCGGTTTCTTGATCGGCCACTCCGGTTTCGTTATCGCGGTAGCGAATTCGGCCCGGAGTGCCTGCGTGCCGTCTTTCGTCGGCGGCGCAGTCTTGGGAATAAAGAACGGCGATTTTTTGGTCATACGTGCTCCGTGGGGAACTCGTATTCGTTGCGCACGCTCGCGCCGGGATGGTTCCAGGCGTACCGGCTGAACGATTCGAATCGCGCAACGTTCAGTAGGTCTTGAGGCGTCCAGAGGATCGTATAGCGATCGTGCGCGCGGAAGAGCATGCGCATATTGTTGGCGCTATTGTTCGTAGCCGCCGCTATGGCGTTCGCGTAGCCGAGCAGCGCATCTTGATAGGCGCGGATCGACTTTTCCCACGATTCGTTATAGGCGACGACATCGCACGACGCATGAAGCAGTTCGTTGAAAATCCGCTCCGTTTCGTCGTGCAACGGCTTGAGCGCACACGCGATTTCGAAGATACGTCGGTGATCGATCATGGCGATTTCCGATAGTGTTGAGCACACAGCAGATCGGCGTCAGGCGCGCGCCTTATGACAAATCCGCTCCATGCCTGATTTTGCACGTAATACCCTTCATTACTAAGCGTGCATAAAATCGAACCGTCATTCGGACCGTTTTCGTACGCCTTTCCGGTACAGCCAAACAACGCCAGAGTAACAACTACGACCAATTTTTGCATTCTTCTGCCTTCACGAATTCCATTCCAATCGGCCGCGTCTTGTCATCCCAAACGACGCGAAACCACCCGTTGTGCTTTTCCGCCCACTCGTTCATCTGCCACGTTAGAGCGAGCGTGCTGTTACCGCCGAAACCATCTACAAAAAACAGCAATGCGCTATCATTCGCTTCTGCTGACAGATAAATTCGTCCATCGCGAACTACGGCTACTGGTGTAGCCGTGCGCATTTGTACAGCGCCGTTGCGTACAGCATCAAAACACTGCACCTGTAGCGCGTTGACCTCGTTGCACAGCGCTTGCACCGTGGTATCTTCGCGCGGCGTGATGGATTCGGTCATGAGGATTTAACCTTCGATTCGGTCGTGGATCGCGACGGCCCCGTAAAAACGCTGGCCGAGCAAACGTTCGCAAGCTTCGGTAAAGCGACTGTCGGATGTGGCCGCGTAGTTGCCGCCCATCATCGTATCCATAACATGTCCCCACGCATCGGCCTGCTCGCCGCTACGCGTCAGTACAACATTTTGGATGCGTGTCGCAGGATAGATCACGAGTGTACCGAGAAGACTTCCTATCATCAACACAGCCGCAGGCGCATCGTCGTTCGGTTCGAACGGCCCATCGACGTTCACGAGCGTTAGCCGGTCGTGCGTACTGGAAATGCCATTCAGCGTACAGTCGCGCCCCGTAGCGCGATAAACGTTGACAATCAAACCCATTTTTAAATTTCTCCTGAATTAGCGAAACCGACGAGCGTCCATGTAGCCGAGCACATAGCTCAGGTGTTGCGACGCCGGAGCCTTACCGAGCATCGCATCGTTCCACCCAGCGCCCCACTGTTGCACCCGTTCTTGTTCGATGTTCACATAGGTTTGCTGGCTCATTTCGACCTCCTAGTTCGTCTCAACGGTTCCCATTATACAGTAACCGCACAAAACGTCAACTGTCTTCTTCGGTTAATCGCTCTTTTGCACGTTCGCGCTCGGACCGGATACACCAATTCGCGAGCGTAGATATTTCCTCTGCCAATATTCGAAAGACTTCCGAAGGTGTTAGCTGAAACTCGTTGCTTATCTGCTCGATCGTTTCAGAGAGTTTGAGTTTTGCACGGCGCATGCGCACATGATGCGGTACGTTCTGCGCTTCTTCGTTTGCTACGCTTGTGCTCATTTTTGCTCCTAAAATGCAAACGGAGCGCCTACTAGCGCTCCTTGACTGTACTTCGAAAAATCACTGCTCGACCGCCGAATAATCTACTTCGCCGGTAAAATATTCGGCAATGTTTACTTCCCTTCCTTCGGTTGAATCACGACGATGAAAGTACCGAGCGCGGAACCCTTTTCGATCTTGACGTTGCTCGTCCAGTGATTCCGGTAAGCGTAAGCGAGCTTGTAGGCCGCGAGTTCGCTTTCGAAACCAATGGTCACATCGAAGGGCATGATTTGGCGAACGTTCAAGTAGAACGCAGTCGCGCCAGCGGCCTTCTCCATTTCGGCCAAGATTCTCGCGCGCTTCGCGGGCGTGACCTCGTTGACCATTTGCATGATTTCTTGACCTTGCTGCGCTTCGCTCTTTTCCACGTTCATGATTTTCTCGCTGAATTTATGCACGCTGTGCTTTGCTAATGACGATTGCTACGCGTTTTGACTGATTATTGTCACCAACAGCCCACACGCGACGCCAGTAGTTAAGGCGATGACGAGTAACTTGACGTTCGACTTTCACATTGACTGCAACGGCACGACTCCCAACAAAAATGACTTCATACATGTTGCTGTCGACTAACACGAATTTCGAATTCATTTCAAGCCTCTGATTTGTCGCACTACGTACCACCACAGAAACGATTCTACTCTCGATTGCACAGAACGTCAACAACTAAATCAAAATAAAGCCCTTTCGGGCCTTACTTTCTCGTGACTTTCAGTCGTAAGCCGAGTGCGGTGATCACTTCGACAACAGTCGCAAAATCCGCAGTGCCGGATGCGAACGCTTGTTGTGTGGCACTGTCGACTTGAACGAAAGCACCGCCTTTGGCTCGCGCGATGTCGGCAAGCGCCTTTTGAATCTCGATCGCAGTGCCATTTTTCATCATATCAGCAAGGTAGAGGCGGCAATCTTCTGCATCGTTAAGGTAGTTCGCCGCGTCGAATTCTCTCATTTCCATTTCACACCTCCCGAGCGAGCACACCGGCCCGCCGAATGTCTGCTGCTTGGGTTCTCTTGTCACCGCCGCAGAGCACGAAAACTTGCTCGCCCCGTTGCACGAAATATACCCGATAACCAGCGCCAACGTCGACCTTCATTTCCGCAACGCCGCCGCCGACCGCTCTCCACAACCCGAGGTTCCCGCCTTGTGCCCGAGCCAACCGAGCCGCAACAGCCGCAACCGCTTGCCGATCCCGAACCCGAGCAAGCCATCTTTCGAACTCAGCAGTAACAGTCAAGGTCATCACGATTCGTATCTCCCAGCCACAGATACGATTATACTCCTGTTGCACAAAACGTCAACAGGAGTTTGATAAATTAATCGAGATTTAACCGATATTTACGGCACGCTGAATTTCAACACGGAATTTCCAATCGCTGCGCTCGCCTTCTTCGTCGTACAGATACAGAACGTAATCGAGCTTCTTGACCGCGCTACGCACTTCGGCCGCGCTCGGCGTTTCGCCGTCTTGTTCAAGGCGCAGTTTGTTGCCGAGAATGAAAGAGACGAGTGCCTTTTGAGTCGTATAGACATCAACGTTGTAACCTTCGTCAACCACGGTATAGAGAGTCATGTTTACCTCGTTATTCGTCGGCGATCTTGAAAGCGGCACGAAGCAGTTTCAATTGGTTCGCACTTGCGCGCATCGTTTCAGCATTGACATTTCCGGCTTGATATTCCACCGTGATTTGCAAGTGTTGCGCATATGCGGTGCGGTAAGCTTGTGCGATCTGTTTGCGGCTCATATTCAGAAGGTCCATCATCTGCTCCGTCTAGTTCGTCTCAACAGTTCCTATTATACAGGGGCCGCACAAAACGTCAACAGCGAAACGTAAAAAAGCCCGTGAATTTTTGTTCACGGGCTTCTTGTTCTGCACTCGTCAGTGCGTTGCGAAACGCCGGTTGTATCGAGCAATGAACCGCTCGGCACGCGGCCGGGTCGCAAACTGACGCACCGGCCGGATTTCATCGTCAGTCGTCGGCGGAAGCGTTGAGCACTCCGCAATTGACCATGTGCGGCTAACGACATAACCGCGTTTGTGATTGTGGCCTTCGATATACAGACGCATTTTATTCTCCGAGAGAGTGTATGCGTCCATCGTACCAAAGGATTAACGACCACGCAACGCGTAATCACGAATCGGAATGAATTCGTGATGCGCCGGTTTCGTGCTGTCAAACGGCTCCGTGCGCACAATGCCGGTATAGCCACGACCGTCTGCACCCATACGAGCGCCGGGGCCGCTACCGCGCTTATTTTCGCCCTTACGCAGCAAAATTCCGTGGCCCTTACCATCGTAGCCGACTTCGAACTGTGCATCTTCTGGCTTTGCAGCGCTTTCGATCAAGCGTGAGGCAGCTTGGATTTTCATTTGACACCTCAAAACTTGTACCAAGCGTGATATTGCGGACCGTCGAAATCAGGATCGTTGTCGACCTCTTCGTTCTTGAACTTGAGGTTCGGCACTTTCTTGAGAATCTGTTTCGCTTTATCGAACGACGCCTTGTTCTCGGAGAAGATATTGATTTCGTCGTCGCTGATAAACGTCACCTCGACACCGGGCGCACCGGATTTCTTCAACTGCGCTTCGAACGACTTGGCGAGTTCGCGCAGCTTGTTGTAGTCGGCCGCATTCACTTCCGTGGACGCGAGTCGAGTAGCGGCGTTGATCTGCATGGTTGCTTTCCTCAGTGATCGGTTGCGTCTCATAGTATCAGCTTGTCAACCATTGACGCAGCATACGTTTTGCTTCCGGCAGCTTTTTCGTATTAAAACTAACCACCAAATCATTGTCTTCGTCATATACGCGATATACCCACTCGTTCGGATTGAACTTAAATGTGTATAGTTTACCGCCAATACGTTCCGTGCCATCTTTGGCCTTGTCAGCTAGGCCCTGTGCTCGGTCGATGATCTTTTTATTATCCATAACTCCGGTTGCGGCAAGTCGTGTAGCGGCATTGATTTGCATGGTTGCTTTCCTCAGTGATCGGTTGCGTCGCATCGATTAGCGCCCTTTAGTCGTCAGGGAAGCGTCCGTGCGGCTTCGTGCTGTTCTCGTCCAGTTGCGCGCCGTCTAGCTCGATTGCAAGCTGTCCAGCGTGCGGCGATGGAATGATTTCGACGCGATGCGTTTTCGCACGGCTTGCAATCCACAGCAGATCGTCTTTGTTGACTGATTTATTTTTCAGAAAGACGACAATTTTTTGTCCAGATTGCTGCGCGCCGACGATATTTTTCGGGCCGAAGTAGTTGCCGATCAATTCGGCTGCGATGTCGGCAGCGCCCGAGGCTGTTAAACGATGTGCGGCTTGAATTTTCATAGTCCCTTCCTCGCTCAGTGAAGTTTAACGCCGGTCACATCTTGCAGCAGTTGCCAGCCCTTGTCGAACTTTTTCTCGTTCATGAAGGACTGCATCTGCTGCTTCTGCGCGGGCGTCGCCACTTTGTAGAACTTCATCATTTCCATCATGCCGATATTGCCGGGATAGCTCTCGGCAAGCAAACGAGCGGCGGCGTTGATTTCCATAGCGAGTCCTATTCAGAATGTAGTGCCAGTGCGAGTTTGTCAGCGTTAGCAGGCGTCGCGAACCCCATATGTATGAGTGCTGCGGGAAGATTCTTTGTCGCAAAGTGTTTAATTTGTTCGGCTAGAAGTTTGCGACCATCTTTTTCATTACCACCGCCGCGCACATACTTCTTGACGGCGATTTCTGTAGCTTCCTTTTTGCTCAATGTCGCTACTAGCCGCCTAGATGCGTTGATTTCCATAGCAGTTCTACCTTAACGAAGGGTCGTCACCGGGTTGAACTTGTGTTTCGCGTTCGCATCGTCCACTGCGTGAATAGCCGTTTCGCGGCCAAGGCCCGACGCACGAATTTTGTTGTGTGTGCCGGGAGCTTCCGAGTCAATCACTCCGAAACGACCGTTGGCAAATTCGACTGCCATCCAACGCTTGCCTTCGCCGTGAATAATCTTGTACTTGCCTGCTTTCACGTCCTGTTCGATTTCGGCCTTTGCGTCTGCCGTCAAACGGACCGCTGCGTTCAGTTGCACCATTTTTCGTTCTCCGACTTATTCGTCAACCACGGAACGAAGTTTAGCACATAGTGACGATTTGTGCATTACTTCGTAAGTATCACTTCGTTCCGTGGAAGCGCAACTTAGGCCAGCGTACCTTCATTAACTTGGGAAATGACATCATCGAGGTAAGCCGGGTTGTAGCCGTACAACTGTTTCCAGTATTCGATCGCTTGGTTTTTATCCTCGCGCGAAATACCGGCTGTTGCCATTTGCTTCGTGAACGATTTCGGAAGCGGTACGCGCGAAATCGACGTGACCATTTCGTAATCCACGATCACGGGCATTTGCGTCGTGTACGACACGATCTTGGCTTTCTGATCGTTCGAGGCAACGACAAAGCCGTAATCCATGTCGCCCGCTTTCGTCACGAACGAAGCGAATTCGCCGCGTGCAGCTTTCGCCATGCTCACGTGACGCAGGCCCGGAATGTCGGGACGGCGATTCACAGCAGCATTCACGAGTTCGCCAAGGTCCTCGTTGCCGTGGCGTGCGAGGTACTTGCCGCTCTTACCTTCCTTCACTTCCCACAGCGAATTATCGGCTTCGCTCATCATGATATTGGATGCGCCGACCTTACGGTAGTTGGCACGCAGTTCGGTTTGATCCACCGCGCGCACCTCGCGGTTGGCACGCAGGAAACCGACGCCCACACCGGCGCGGATTTCGCGAAACGAATCTTCAACCGCTGCAACGCGGTTATCGAATTTGGCGCAAATCGCCGAGCGCAGCGATTCTTTGTTGAACTTGCCCGTATAGGAGACGATCACCTTAGCGAGCGTCGGTACTTGCGGGTCGATCGTGTAGTCGGTGATGGCGATGGTATTGAGGTGTTCCATGTTTCTACCTTTTTGCGAAAGTGATCAATCGATTGTGAGCGGCAAAGCGCATTGAGTACTGCGGGTGAGAATCCACTATGATTAAATTGCCTAGCACGACTCTAGGTAGCCATTACGCAAAAAGCCGTGATAGCCAGTCGTTGCGATTGATCCGGCTCCGGCCGCGCACGTGTAACCGTTCTTATCGACGGTCAGATTTGGCGGCTCGCCGTGGCGTATCCAACACTTATGTACGTCGTCCTCTTTCATGGTGCAATTCGATGCACGACTGTCGATACACCATTCGGAACCATCGGGCAGCTTGACCATAATCGAGCGCCCATCGGGACCAGACCACGCGCTGGGGTAATACCAAGCATTCCACATTGCACCCGGCTCCACGTCCTCAAGCGCAACGAGTGATCCATCTTCTCGCTTATAGAGCGCCCGGTAATGGAAATGACGCTCTGCTTTGCTCGTGAATTGATAGCCACACGTGCAATGCGTCGGATAGGGTCCGTATTGCCGAATGAGTTCAGCGTCGGATGCGAAGGTTCCAACGCGACGAATAGCGCGCTTGTGGTCGGGATGATCTTCAAGCGTGCCGTCCGGCAGAGGCTTCATTGCTTCGTGGTAGCCGTTACGACTCACGGGACAATCTTCGTCCGTGCGCTCGTACACACGCAGCGCTTGCTTGCAAAGATAGGTGCGTTCAAGCCAAAAACATTTGACTCTATTCATCATCGTCCTCGCTGTATAGCGTGTGTTCCATTTCGTCGATCGCCGCTTTCCATGCCTTGTCGGGAATGTCACCGGATTCTACGAAATCCGACAGTGCTTTGATCACGTTCGTCAGTTGCTTCTCGTCGTCAGTTGCAGTCAGCAAACTAGCCAAACGCAGCGCGGCGTGAGAAATGTCTTTGGGACGCTTCCATTCTTCTTCGGTTTGCGGATGCCACTTACCGTTTTCCCAAAAGCCATAATTGTCCGAACCTTCTTCCGGCGCATGGCTTTTGTGACGATCCTCGAATTCCTTAAACCGGCCGTTTGGACCAGTGCCAGTTTTTCGATATTCGTCTACTTCCTCATCGGTCAGATTGTTGTATTCGTCTTCCGAAAGTGGAACCCAAGTGTTATCGTCTTTCCAATAACCGAAGTCTGGATTGTACGGGTCGCGCTTTTTCTTTTGCACCAACTCTTTACCGGCTGACAAGCCATCCTTGACGATGTTGTAAAGCGTTGGTGCTGCAACGTGCTTCACAGCCATGAAAGCAAGAAAACCGACCGGCCCACTCGCGCCAAGAACCGCCATCATTGCAGAGGTCCCTAGTAGCGTGCCCACAAACGATGCAGCCTTTTTGTAGTCACCCTCGTCAGGCTTGAATTCGATCATGCGGTGCATCGCAGCTAGACCACCAGCAACACCAAGAGAATCCTTGATAATGCCGCGCGCCAGCTTCGGCGCATCCGCACGCACGCGCTCTGCTGAACGCTTACGCGATTTGGAATTCTTTTTCGTGCCGCCGCTTTTGACGAATTTCTGCGCCGACTTGGGCAGTTTGTTCAACTTCTCTTCAGTCTTGCGATCGAGCTTCAAGCCAGTTTGGGGCTGCTGCGTTGGGCTAGGGGCACGTTCCGGTTTGACAGGTTCATGCGGCCGAGACAGTCCATAACCTTTTGCGTACTTCGAATCGGGATGCTCTTCGATGTACTGCTTTTTCATGTCGTCGGTCAACATGTCGAACCATTCGCCTTCAGCGACAATCAGGCGGCTTGCTGCATTGATTTGAGCGTGCGTCATATACCGCCCCTATCAAGTTATTTGTCGTAAACGTAGTCGAATGACCATGTGATAGACAAAGTGACGAGGTTCGAAGCGCCGCCATCCAACTCAACGTCTGCTACTTCAGCGGGCCACAAGCCGACAATTTGAATCGTGCGTGCAACCTGCGGCAAATCGTTGTAGACAACCATTTGCGCGCTCACTTTGTACGTAGATGCGAATGAACCACTGTTGTTGATCCACGAGCGCGTATTTTCGGACCACGCGTAGAACTGCGAACGCGTTGACCAATCAGCCGCTTCCATGAATGTTGACGAGAACGAGTGACTAAACGTCTTGCGTCCTGCGTAGACAAGTTCGACACCATGCAATGGAACGTTGACGCGATCGAGCGAAAAACCGGGCAGTGCAGTCGTCATGCATTTCCAGGTCAATGCACGTGTATCTGACGAACCAGGAATGGCAGGCAGAAACAAGTCGAAGTTCCAAGACTGTGCCGGGTCTGCTACGGCCGACACGTCGTACAATGAGGTACGGGCCATAAAATGTTACTCCTATTTATTGAATTAGCCGCAGGACGGGGGTGTCTTCACGAGGCTCGAATAGCTCAAACGTTGAACGACCGTCGCTGAAAATCATTTTGTCGTTTTGCTTCTTGTGCCCAAAGCCGAGCATTGAAAGCACGCGCATGACGCGAATCGGTTCGCAACGGAATCCGATTGTGTAATCGATTTGATTCAACACAGCGGGGACTTTCTTTACGAGACGGTCGAAAAGCCCGACTACTTTGTCCTTGTGCTCTGCGCCGTAGGTAGCAAGTAGACGATCAGCCGCCGATACCACCAAGTGGCTGCGTGCCGTTGCCGAACATGGCTGGGTCTGCATCCGCGTTTTGCTCATTGGGTGTTCCCCGAACGTTGAGATAATTTTCATCAACGTCATCGCCGACAATTCGAGTCATAGGCGTAACGTTGTCCTGCGCAGTCGAACCGGGATCGGTTGCTTGAGTAAGTCGCGCGAGCGCTGTATTCGAGGCAATTTCGAGACAAGATTCTTGCGGTTTATGCTCGGTGATCTTGAATTTATCCATGCCGTGCGTTGATTCTGCGAGCACTTCCCCGGATTCAAGCATCATCGATTGATCGTGCGTAGACGTAGCACGGCAATCGATTACCTCAATCGCATCATTGCCCTCGTGTGTCGATTGCGCATCGTGCTCAACAGGAAAAGGGTCTTCGCTCACAGTCGTTGAATCGGCCGTGCAAGCGTTTTCCATATCTGTCGTGAGCGGATCGTCCTCTGTCATCAAGCGATCCGCGATCAAGCGGAAATGAGCGAAAAGCGGAGCCTTCTTCGCGTACATAACGTCTGCTGTATCAGCAGGCGATTTGCTTTCTGGTGTACTTGCGCTTTTTACTTTGGTTTCCTTATCCGCTTTATCGTCGTAGCGCTGACTTTCAGATTGGCGTTCGTGCAAGTTTTGTCGATTTTCGCCACGAAACGATTCAGACGGTGCGATGATTTCACCGGCTTGCAATCGCGTTGCAGCATTGAGTTTCATCATGATTTACCCTCATGAATAGTAGGCCCGCATGGGAGCGGGCCGTTACTATCAAATTTGGGAATTAGACGTTAGCCATAAACCCATGCGTTACCATTACAGAAGACTGATACAGTATTAGCTCCACCGCCAAGCACCGTAGCGTTCCATACGGGCGCTGTGCTATCAGAGGCATCCGTAACAAACGCACGTGCGCCTTTTAATGCAGGAGACGCAGCAGGCAGCGAAGCAACTGTAAATCCAGATGACAACGTAACTACGCCTGTCGTCTTGAATGTACCGGTATGGGTCCAATCACCTGTACCGCTGTTCGACGTGATCGTATTATTTCCGACCGTCAAACTCGTATTTGCAGTAGTGGCCGCAATACTTACTACGCCAGAAGCTTGACCGCCCGTAATTGCAAGTGCGGTTGCGAATGCGGTATAGCCATCATTCGCGAATCTCAGTTGCGCCACGCCGTTGATGAAAAGCCAATCGGCTGATCGGTTATTAGCGGTACGAGTAGAATCGTACATACTGACCATGCCGTACGTGCCACCGTAATTCAGGTTCACACCAGAATTCGTTGCACTTGCAATACCAGCGCCAGCCGACGACGAGATAGCGCCACTCTGAACCGTGAAATTACCAGTATGCGACCACGAATTCGACGGGCTGCTCGACGTGATTGCGCCGCTCGGTCCCAAGGTCAATCCCGACGTAGCAGTAGACAGTGCAATGCTTGTCGTGCCTGTTGCTTGTCCACCAGTAATTACTAATGGTTCAAGCGCAGTTCCATGTGCATCATTATAGAAACGCAGTCGCAAAGCGCCTTGATAGAACAGAATCGAACCTGTTCGATTATTAGCCGTCTGCGATGAATCGTACATATCAATACCAGCACCATTCGGAGCAACGGCATTTACCGAAACGCCCGAATTCGTTACGCTTGCCGGATTTGTATTTGCTGCCGAACTAACTGCACCTTGAACATTGACCGCGCCGGTTACAGCAACATTTCCTGTGACGGTCGTAGCTGCGTTCAGATTAATTCCGCCCGCACCTTGGGTGTTGATATTCAAGCTGACGTTAGCATTTGCGCCAGCCGACGAAATCGTAGGAACGCTTCCGTTTGCCGCAGGTGTAATCGTGACGCCGTTTCCGCCTGATTGCGTATTGCTAAGCGTGCCCGTTACCGTGGTATTCGTATTGAGTTTAATCGCGCCTGTACCCTTCGGCGTGACGTTCAAATCAACGTTTGCATCCGAACCGGCAGTAGAAAGAACGGGACCCGCGCCGGTAGCTGCGCTTGTGATCGTAACGCCATTTCCTGCGCCGCTATTTGCAACGGTCACGCTTCCGGTAATCGTCGCCGCACCGGTCGTCGTCAAACCGCCGAACGTTGGGGTCGCAGTTGCATCGATATTTTGCGGCGTGCTGAGCGTGATTGTGCCGTTGCTGGCTGTCGCAGTAATTTGCTTAGCCGTACCCACTACGGATGCCACAGCAGCCGTCAGAGCGCTCGATACAATCGAGAGGCCAGCACCGAGGTTCAGTCCGATCTTGCCCGTACCGTCTACTGTAAGCGCATTCGCGGCAGGGACAATTACACCACCAAGCGTAGTAGCAGTCGCAGCGGGAATATCGCCCGCATTAATCGACGCGGAAATCGTACCGTCGCTCGCGATAGTGATATTTGCGCCTTGTTTGACGCCGCCCAGCGCCGTCGAAGTCGCGATAGGCATCGCTGCTGCGACATCCGCAGTTGTGAGCGTGACAGCGCCTTTACGGCCGTTGAATGTAGCAACACCGGCCACAGCGCCGGTTGTCGGATTGGTGAAAATCGTCGCCCAAATGACAGGATCGGGCGTAAGCGTGGTTGCGCTCGATTCGACGCCGTTGCGATAAACCGTGGCCCCTTGCAGCGGTGTCGCGCTTGCGGTCAGATCGAGGTAAAGCGCAACAGAACCACCCGAAATGACGAAATCGTTGATGTTGTCGTATGGAATCGCAATGTTCCAACGATTGTTATGGAAGACGTAAAGCCCTGCTTGATTTACGCCGGTATCCTGATCGAGCACGATCAATTCATAGACTTCTGCATTCGATCCAATCGATGATGCCCATTGTGCGCGGGCCGTAGTGAAGGACGTTGCAGCGCCTAAGTAAATTTCGACCGGAATCGAAAACGGAAAAGTCGGATTGCTCATCTTTAACCTCTCGAACCGAGTTCGCGGAGAATGGAATTCGTAGTGAGAGAAAGGGTATAAATCTTATTGTAGGGCGGGTGAACTCTCACCCGCCCGAGGCGCATTAGCCCGGTTGAACTTGCGACAGCGCTTCTTGGAACGAAACGCCTTGCTTGCTGATCACCACTTGCAGATTGATGATGTGAACAGGAATCGTCGGAACGATGATAACTGTCACGTTGCGGATACCGCTGTTGAAGTCTTGCGCGGTATTGTTGCTCGCGTCGGAAATCACCGTGAAACTCGAAATGCCGCGTGCGTTTTGAATCGCTTGCAGATAATCCGAGCATGACGCCACGATTTGGCGACCAAGGAAGTCGTCGTTCGGTTCTTGCAGCGAATACAGCAAGAACTGATAGAGCGCGACTTTAATGACGTTCACGATACGACGCACCGACAGCCAAGAAAGCGCTGACATTTGCGCGGCCATCGTTTGCTGTTCCCACAACGCAATACCTTGGCCGATGAACGTTTGCGTGTAGTTCACTTGCGCTTGGAACAGCGCATCCATTTCGCCTTGGTCATACGTGTATCGCGTTTTGAGCACATTCACGATACCGCGATTCAAACCGGCAATAGAGAACGAGGGATTTGCAACGCGATCTGTACGAGCACACAGCGCAGCAGCCCAGCCCGAGAACGGCACGTATTGTTGCTTGCCGTTGATCGTATCTGCTTCGAGCACATCCGGCGAGAAGATCGCCGAATAGGTCGAATTCAGATTGAGCGTCAAGCGACGGTAGTTAATCGCTTGTTGGAACTGTTGCGAGTTCGACGGAATATCCAACAGTGCAACGCAATCGCCACGCTGTTGCGCGAGTGTGTCCATCGCAAGCTGAATATCAGGCGACGAGTGACCCGAGTTCAACAGGATATTCACGGCATACAGTTGCTTGTTCGCAAAAGTATTCCATGCACCAGCAATCAATTCCGACGTGACGAGTGCTGCTGTACCGTCGGAGCCGCCAGCCATCGTCGTTTCTGCAACCGAAGTGGTGAAACCAATTACATTCGGATTCACGAGATTCGGCACATTCGAAGTGACCTGAATGTACTGCGAGAACGGATTGATGCGCTGTTCGAGTTCCGTTTCCAAGCCCGTGCTATCGATATAATCGACATACGAGCAGTTAAACGACTCGACCGGATACGACGTACTTTGCGTTACATCGTACACATTGATACCAAACGTCGGCGAGGGTTTAGCTGCATTTGCAGGACTCGTAATCGGCAGCTTCGTGGTATCCGGCAACAGATTGATATTGTTGTCTGTGAACGTCACGTTACCTGACGCAACTTGCCCGATCGTCATCAAAAGACCGACACCTGCTGAAGTACGGCCGTAAATGTTGTAGCCAACCGCGTTCGGAACCATCGGCCACGTAAGCGTGACTGCATTGGTCGTTTGTGGACCGGCAATCGTCACGATCGCGGGAGCAGAAGCAAGCGTTTCGCCTTGAGGACCTGTAGCCGAAACTTGATACTGATACGTTCCCGCAGGCAAATTACCGCCAGTACTTGCAGACGTTGCAGTAACGCCTGTTGGCTGTACAGGATCGGCACTTACGATCGACAGTGCATAGTTATTGCCATACGCACCCGGCCCGCGCATCGGATAGAACAGCGCAAGCGGCGTTAATCCGGGCAATGAAGGAACCAACGCCGACCAGTTCGGTTGTGTTGGATTTGTGATGCCGTTAGGCAGCGGTGTTAGATGTGTAGCCGTGCCGTCTGTCCACATCAAAATGCCTGCAAAGAGCGCATCTGGTGGCGCGACACGCAAGCCCCACAGATTTTGACCTTCTTTGAAGTAGTCCAAGCCGCAGTAAATGTCGCGTGAAATCTGCGCATTCGGCGGACCGTATTCAGTCAAATAATCTTGCGCATTTGTGAACTGCACGGGCACTGTACGGCCTTGGCTTGACACGATGACTTGTGCCACTACCGAAGTCGACGCGCTCGTAATCACTTGCGACAGATTGATTTCTTGGACAATGACCTTTGAGCCTTGGTTAGCCGAAATTGTCATTTCGTACCTCCGGTTTGAGCCTCAACGGCGACTGTCGGCATAACAACGGGTTTTTCCGCTTTGGCGGTTTCTTGTGTCGTTGAGACAGGCGGTTTTTCATCGATCACAGTCAATGCGCCCGGATGTAACGCGATCCAGGCCGGATTGATTTGGTATCCATCTGGCAACTTGGTACGGCCGCGTTCCATCAAACGAAAAGTGACTTTTGCGCCCTTATCTGTGATGATTCCGACTTGCTGATCGACACCGCTGACGTTGATTACAAGCTGTGTCATGCTGAACTCCTTATGAATTTCGATCAGGAAACGTGAAGTTTTGTGTGCTTACTACTTGTTGATTGGTGTAGACCTTGGTATCGAACGCATTAACGTTAAATTGATTGACGCGCCCCTTTTCGCCGAGTATCGGTTCGCTGATATAGCCATGCACAACGGCATTACAGACAAGTTCCATTGAAGTTTCGGCTTCGGTGCTGTTCTCGCGAATTGGAATCTGCACTCCGTCATCTAACGTCACACCAATACCAAATTGATTAGTACCGTAGTCGACTGAGAACTTGAGATAGCCGTTGCGTCGCGCCATCAACCAGCGATTTGCAAACGAAGTGATAGAACCTTGTTCGACTGATTGGAACTTGTTCGTGACGTACGTCACTTCGATTTCGAAATCAACAGGCAGGATTCGTACCGTTTGATACGTATTCTTCCCGCTAATATTCATTACAATACCGCGTCGGCTTAAATAGCCCGGATTGTATGATTCATGGTTCGCGGATTGACGTTTCAGCACGAAGTAGGCATACGGGTACGTAACCTGCGTGCCTTCACCAAACAAACGCTGAATGATATGTATTTTGTCATTCGCATTCACATAAGCACATTTAACTGCGCCGAATGTTTGCTGAAACCGCTGCTGAAACCCGGCCAGCACGAAATAATCAATCGGCTGAATTTCTGTTGTCATGATTTAAATCCGTTTCGTGCCAGCAACAAAAAAGCCCTAATCGGATATACCGATTAGGGCCGGATCACCGATTAGGGCTACTCAGTCAGGCCCCTTGGGTGCCTTACTTCTTTGCGGGCTTCTTTGCAGCAGTTTGCTTCTTCACGGCAGCGCGCAGCGCGTTCGCGAACTGCGCAGCTTCGTCCTGCTCTTCTGCTTCTTCGTCGCCGATTGCTTCGTCTTCCACAGCTTCCGGTTCGCCAATCGGTTCATTCTGTTCGACGTGTTCTTCTTCGGCTTCGAAGGCGTCCGCTTCGACTTCCTCGAATTCCTCGTCAGGTACTTCGCCGATCAGCGCAGCAAGTTGCTGTTTTTCAGCATTCACCGCTTTACGCTTGGCAGTTTGCGCGCTCGCTTTGAGTGCGTATGCCTGCGCGTTCGATGCCTCGATAATCGCAACGGCTTGTTGCATATCGGGACTTGTTGACGCCTTCATGAAGAGAGCCGCAGCAGTTTGCGGACGGCCCTTCGATGCTTGAACCATCGCGAGCGCGATGTAGTCCAGGGCACGGTTGTACGTTTTCATGTATTTTCTCCTAGCGATTTTTGGTTGGAGCGTTGATTAATTAATCAACGCTCCGGCCGTGTCCTTAGATACGCAGACCTTTAGCAACCGAACGTGAGTTCGCCACGGCAACCGCCAGAGATTCGAACATGACCCAGCCGCGACCCGGAATACGCTCGATCGAAATGTCGGTCGGTTGCGATTGCAGACCGCCGCGATCCGAGTAAGCGCCGTGGTTCAGGGCGTCGGAAATCACGTAGAATTCGCCTTGGTTCAGCACCTTGTGTTCCGGGTGACGATAGGCGTCCGACGTGATCGTGCAGCCGTACAGAATACCGAGTTCGCCCGTAAGCAAGAGTTCGTGACGTGCAACCGGATCGATAGCTTGGAAGAAATCGGAGTTACCGATAATGTCCTGGTAGATATCCGTTGCGATCAGAACGTGTGGCGCTTTCAGGCCCCAACGCGTCACGTTCGTCATCACTTGCGCGAACGTGTACGGAGTCAATTGACCCGAAATGATCGACAGAGGATTGTCGATACCGACGATTTGGTTGACTTGGTTGTACCACAGACGGTCTTCACCGACCATGATCGCTTCCGTCGCTTCCACATACTTTTCTTGCAGTACGTCACCGGCCGATTGATTGATTTCGTTCATTGGGATGAACGGGCGGGTAACGACTTGCAATTCAGGCGGCGTGAGCCAGCGGTCGCGCGTGATTTGCGATTGAATCTTTGTCGGCGACGTGCTGTAAACAGCCGTCACGTTTTTGTTGCGAAGCGGGAATCGAGGAATCGAACCTTGCTCCACGACGATTTTCGTCAGGTACTTGCGCATAAAGCCTTGACGATTGGCTGTGAGGTACAGCGAATCGGCCATGCGCTCGCCGAGCACGCGATGCGCTTCGGTATCGTTGAACGCGGCTTGCACGAGTTCTTTGGCAACCTTGGCTTGATCTTCTGCGGCAGCAAAAACGCCGTCAGCAGCAATACGACCTTGCGATGCAGCCTGAACAAACGCCATCTGGCGGTTGATCAGATCGCGCTTATCGCTTGCATTGATTTCACCGTTGCGACCTACAGCGCGCTCGTTCGAGCCATCGAACTTATATTCACTCGCTGCAACCATCGGCGTGCGGGTAGCACGAACTTGGACCTTTTTAGTCATTTTCTGTACTCCGAAATTTGTCGAATTGATCGGCGGCAACTATGTAATCAGTGCCGCCCTATCATCTAATTGGGCTTAGGGAGCCATGAACGTGATGCCGAGGAACGGAACGTCCTGGCCCGGAACACCAACGACATAGCCCTGAATCGCTACGCCTGTGCCCGTTTGGTCCGTGATTTGGCCGTTCGCAGCGAGCTTGATTGCCGTAGCAGCCGCCCAATTCTTCGAGTCGTCGAATTCCGAAGTCCAAATCGTGCCGCGTGTGATCACGCCGATTTGACCAACCATCGAACCGACGTAACCACCCGGTTGAACATCGCCGAACAGCGCGCGCTCTGTCACAACCGTAAGCGCGTATTTGTACGTAACCGTCACCGTGTCACCGGCCGTCAAACCGCTGATCGTGCTGCCCGCGAGCGTTGCGCCCGTAACAACTGCATTCGTCGTGTTGTCGTAGACGAGGAACTGACCTGCGACGGGAGTGACCGAAAGCGTCACCGTGCCAGTTGATGGAACGAGGAATTGTTCGACTTTGTTGTAGTACGGCTCAGGGAACGGCAGCGCCGACGTACCGGCGAATGTGAAACCGCAGAACACATCCGTTGCCGTGCCAGTTGAAGGAAGAACGCCGACCGAGGTTGCGTTATTCGTGCGCACGACGGCTTGACCTTCGGCTTGGAATGTTGCGCCCGGAGCAATCAACATTTCCGTGCTTTGTTCCGCGCGAGTGAACGGGAGATAAAAAGACATGTTATTTCTCCATTATTGGATTTTGGGCATCGCTTCTTCGAAATAGCGAAACTCAAGATGAAATTAGTGATTGTGAGAAGAGCGGGTACATATTTCGATACCCGCTTTTACAGAGTTCGCTAGTCGATTACGCGAACGGAAGTGGTGCTTTGCCCGACAAAATCGCAGCAGCCGATACCGAATAACCGGTCGATTTCGGGTTCACGTCACGACGCAAGTTCGAGGCAGGACGCAACAGCGCAGCGTGTACGGTTTGCGGGGCCTGCTCTTCGGCGACTTCATCGGCGAATTCGTCAGCTTCGTGCTCTTGTTCTTCATCGCTGGCAAACTGCGATTGAAAATCAGGAGCGGCCGAGTTGCCGAAAAGATCGTCATCGTCGTTGAGTTCGTCACCGACCATATCGAGCGCCTTGACGAAATTCGCACGCGTTTCTTCGCCCATCACCGCAACGCGTTTAGCAACCGTGAGGATTGCCTTGGCGAAATCGATACCCTTCGAGGCAAACACATTCGCGAGCATCTTTTTCGCGCCACGTACACCTGCTGCTTCGAGTTCAGATTCGAGCGAGGCACGCAGTTCGTTGCGATGATCTTTGAAGAAGCCTTTGTTGATGCCGACCGCCGCGATAGCGAGCGCTTGTTCGAGCACGTCGAATTGTGCTTGTGCTTCCGCGCGAGCGTTGGCCGTCAATTTCTTGGCCTTCATTTCCACGCGCTTGTTAAGCACTTCGGCCGTTGCGAGGTTGACCGTTGCGAGCACGAAACCCATCTTTTTCAGACCGGCACGCACGCCGTGCTTTGCCATTTCAACTTCTGTAACTTGGGCGAATTGTTCGCTCAGGTACATGTCTTCGTGGCCCGCACGCGCAGCAACTTTCTTCGACATCGAAGCGATGATGCGATTGGCTTTGATCACCTTCACCGAATTGCCGACGTTCGCAAACACAACGTCGTCTGCATCATCGTCAGCGCCGTCCACATCGAGAATCGACATTTCTTCTTCGCCGGGACCGACTGCTTCTTCGAATTCTTCATCGCCCGGAACTTCTTCGGCGACTGGTTCTTGATCTTCGAATTCTTCGATTCCGTCCGCATCACCTTCCACGTGCAACGCTTGTTGTGGCGCGTTACCTTCTGGCAATTCCACGTCGTCATCGAGTTCTGCGCTCACCGT